TACAGGCAGATGATTTGGATGAAAAAAAAGCACAGGAATTCATTATTAAAGACAATGTTGGTTTTGGGGAATGGGATTGGGATATTTTAGCAAATGATTGGGATGTAAAAGAACTAGAAGATTGGGGATTAGATGGTTTTCCATTTGAAGAAGAAGAAAAAGAATTAAATGACATATCAGATACTATTGAAAGTTCTTATAGAATAGAAGTAGAAATAGAAAATGAAGAAGAACAAGAAAAATTATATAATGAATTAATAGAAAAAGGATACATATGCCGAATTTTGACATTGTAAAAACAAATAAAACAGATTTAACATTCAGGGTTTCGTCTGTTATAGGTAAATTTGATTTACAATCTAATGAATCAACAGAAAGATTTACAGGATCAATAGATTTATCTAATGAATGGAAGATTGGTTTAATTGTAGGTAAAAGTGGAAGTGGTAAAACAACAATAGCAAAACAATTATTTGAAGATTTTTATATTACTAAATTTGAATATACAGATAAATCAATTTTAGATGATATGCCAAGTTATTGTTCTGTGTCAGATATAACAAATGCTTTTAATTCTGTTGGTTTTTCTAGTCCACCTAGTTGGTTAAAACCTTATTCAGTATTATCTAATGGTCAAAAAATGAGGGTTGATTTAGCAAGATCTATATTAGAAAAAAATGAAATGATTGTTTTTGATGAATTTACAAGTGTTGTAGATAGAAATGTAGCAAAAATAGGAAGTTTTGCAATTCAAAAAGCAATAAGGAAAAGTGATAAAAAATTTATAGCAGTTGGTTGTCATTATGATGTTGAAGATTGGTTATTACCTGATTGGGTTTTTAATACAGATACTATGACCTTTCAATCATTTGAAGGGCAAAAAAAAAATAGACCAAAAATTGATTTCAAAATCTACGAAGCATCAGATAAACAAATTTGGAAAATGTTTTCTAAACACCACTATTTAAGTCATACTCATAATAATGCAGCTAAAGTTTTTATAGCAACTATAAATGATGAAATAGCAGGATTTTTGAGTGCATTACATTTTCCTCATCCAAAAATGAAAAATATGAAAAAAGTTCATAGGTTAGTAATTTTACCTGATTATCAAGGTGCAGGATTTGGTATTAAATTTTTAAATGAAGTAGGTAATATATTTAAAAAAAATAAATATAGATATTCTATAACAACATCAGCACCTAGTTTGATATATGCATTAAAAAAATCTAATAAATGGGTTTGTAAAAGAATTGGTAGGCAAAAAACTCATAATAGTAATAGTAATGGTAAAGTAGGTAGGATTAGTTCTGAAAATAGATTAACAGCTAATTTTGAAATGAAATAAATATAAATAATGAACGAAAGTAGACATATTAAAAAGGAATCACTATTAGCAGCACTAGAACAAAGTTTAGGTGTTGTTACGGTAGCTTGTAAGAAAGCAGATATACCTAGAAGCACATATTACAAATGGTTAAAGGAAGATGAAATGTTTGCAATAGCAGTACAGGAAATAGAAAACGTAGCTTTAGACTTTGCAGAAAGTCAATTACATAAACAGATAGCAGCAGATTCAACTGCAGCAACTATATTCTATTTAAAGACAAAAGGAAAGAAAAGGGGTTATGTAGAAAGACAAGAGATAACAGGAGCAGACGGAATGCCATCACACTTTGAAATTGAGATAATTGAAAATAAAGACTAACGTAGTTTTTAAGCACCTTTTAAAGTCTAATAAAAAGATATCAATAGAGCAAGGTGGAACAAGATCAGGCAAGACGTACAATATCCTGCTTTATATTATATTTCATTATTCATTAAAGAATACAGGAAAGACAATAACAATATGTAGAAAAACATTCCCATCAGTTAGGGCATCTGTAATGAGGGATTTTTTAGATATATTAAAAATACATAATTGCTACTTTGAATCTAATCATAATAAATCAAATCACGAATACAAGATAAATGGTAATCTAGTAGAATTTATTTCTTTAGATCAACCACAAAAAGTTAGAGGTAGAAAAAGAAACTTGCTATTTATAAATGAAGCCAATGAACTTGACTATGAAGATTGGCAACAATTAATATTTAGAACAGATGAAAAAATAATTCTTGACTTTAATCCATCAGATGAATACCATTGGATTTATGACAAGGTAATACCAAGACAAGATGCCGATTTTAACATTACTACTTATTTGGATAATAGTTTCCTTAGCGATAGCATTAAGGAAGAAATTGAAAGGCTAAAATACACTGATGAACAATATTGGCAAATCTACGGACTTGGTATAAAGGGAATCAGTAAATCAACTATATTTAGTTATGTAGAGGTTAATCAAATTCCTGAAGATGCAGAATTTATTAGCTTTGGTGCAGATGCAGGATATACTAATGATCCTACGAGTTTAGTTTCTGTATTTAGAAAAGACTATGATTTATACATTAAAGAACACTTGTATCAAACTCAAATGACTACAATAGATATCCATAAGAAATGGAAAGAAGTTGGAATAGAAAGACAAACAATATACTTTGATTCAGCAGAGCCTAGATTGATTGAAGAACTACGTAGAATGGGTTGGAATGTACGACCAAGTTTAAAAGGTGCTGATAGCATAAATGCAGGAATAGATCTATTAAAACGATTTAAAATACATATTCTAAAGGATAGCCATAATGCAATACAGGAATTTAGGAACTACAAATGGCAAGAAGATAGAAGTGGTAAAATGATTAATAAACCTATTGACAAAAATAACCACTTAATTGATGCTATCAGGTATGCTACTTATTCAGTATTAAGCAAACCAAACTTTGGTAAATATACTTTACATTAAAAAAAAGTTATTAAATATTTTGTTAATTAAATAAATAGTGTTATATTTGAATATTATTAAATTATAATAACAGAACAAATGAAAAAATTACAAACATTAATAATAATAATAGCACCAAGCTATTTTATTCTAAGAATGATAACAGGATTAATTTTTAATATTTAAGATATGGAATGGTACGATTGTTTAAACCCACACGAACAAAAAGAATACGAATGCTCAGAATGTGGTAAGCCACTAGAAACAGATGATGGGTATTGTTCAGGAACTTGTTTTGAAGCTAGTATGATATAGTGTAATATTACATCAAAAAGGTTATACGCCTACAGTGATTCACAGTTTAGTATAATCGTTTAAAGGGTAGTCAGAAATGGCTACCTTTTTTTTATTACCTTTATTGAAATAAAAAACTAAATAAAATACGTTATAATAGTATGGCAATTAAAGTTAAAATACCAAATTCATTAAGTGAAATTACTTTAAGACAATATAAAAGGTTTTTAAAGATTCAACAAAGTGAAACAGAAGATAGATTTCTAAATGCTAAGATGATTGAAATTTTCTGTAACATAGATCTAAAAGATGTTATCAGGTTAAAGTTAAAAGACACCAACGATATAATAAACGTTCTAAGCGACTTATTTAATCAAAAGCCTAGTCTAGTATCAAAGTTTAAATTAAATGGTGTAGAGTATGGCTTTCACCCTGAATTAGATGATTTACTACTAGGAGAATATATTGACCTAGATAATTTCATAGGGGATTGGGATAATATGGAGAAAGCTATGAATGTTTTATACAGACCAATTATAGTAAGATTAAAAGACAAATATAATATTGAAGAATACCAAATAGAAAATTCTGTTAATTTATTGGATATGCCTATGGATGCAGTTTTATCATCAATTTTTTTTTTGTGGAATTTAGGTCTAGAATTGTCGCAAACTATGATGAATTATTTGGAGGAGGGGGAGACAGAAGCCTTGACTCAGTATCTCAATTCTCAAGAAAGTGGGGATGGTATCAATCAATTTTTGGACTCGCTAACGGAGACATTACACGATTTGAAGATATCACTAAATTAGGAATGCATAAATGCTTTACAATGCTATCTTTTATGAAAGACAAAAACGAAATGGAAGCAAAACAAATTAAAAAGAAATTTAAATGAGCAATCAGGGAGTAAGAGGTTACTATCAATTAACTGAAACCATAAAAGAACAACTACTAGCAGATGTAAATGTAAACACAGTTACAACAGGAGATATTACTGATGTTAATTTAAGTAAACAAGATATCTTTCCATTGAGTCATATTATTGTGAACAACGTTACAGTAAATGAACAAACCTTAGATTTCAATATAAGTATTTTAGCCTGTGATATTGTAAACCAATCAAAGCTAGAAACAACAGATATTTTTACAGGCAATAACGATATACAGAATATTCTAAACAATCAACTAGCAGTCTTAAATAGGCTTATACAAAGACTTAGGATGGGTCAGTTACATACAGATATGTATCAATTAAATGGAAGCCCAAGTCTAACACCTTTCTATGATCGTTTTGATAATCAACTAGCAGGATGGACTGCAACAATGGATGTTCAGATATACAATGATATTTACATTTGCTAATGAATGGTTATAAGAATTTAAATGATGCCTTAGAGCAATATGCAAAATACGTTATACAACAGGCTAGGACAAATCTAACAAAAGATAAAAAAGGTGGTGGTAACTTATACAATTCTTTAAGTTATGATATACTAGAAAACACAGATGAATTCCTAGTAGACTTTTTAATGGAAGACTACGGAATTTTCGTAGACAAAGGAGTAAAAGGTAAAACAAGCACATACCCTGAAACACAGGCTGCACTATCACAATTTCAATATGGAAGTGGTACAGGACCAAAAGGTGGGTTAAGAAAAGGAATAGATGGTTGGCTTAGAAAGAAAAGGTTTCAATGGAGAGATGAAAAAGGTAGGTTTATGAGTTATCAAACTATGACTTATCTTATATCTAGAAGTATTTACAACAAAGGTTTGAAAGCAAATTTATTCTTTACTAAACCATTTGAAAAAGGAATAGAAAAACTATCACAAGAATTGTATGCAGGTTTTGTTAAAGATGTAGATAATTCAATAATATTAGGACAAAAAAAATAAACAATGGCAGATATAGCATTAAGAAGCCCACAATTTAAACATAAAGAAATCCCATCATCAGGGGTGCTTTCTTCTGTGTGTACAGTTACAGTAGATGGAACATTAAGATATACACTAACAAAGAATGTAGAAGCTAGTACATCT